GGTAATGAACACACGAACACCTTGTAATGACACTGAGAGAATTTGTCGATTGACTCTCGGTGGCTAATCTTAAATCGACTATGAATGTGAACGAACTTCTTTCATTGAACTATACAACACCTGGGTTCGAACCCCAGCGGGTCCACCAAAAATTAGAAAGAATCTCATACATGAGAATGTAGATGTCACCAGCAAGACAGCACAAACCAGTAAACGCTAAAGCGAGATCTAAAGCACATTCGGGAGTTGCAGCAACTTTCGTTGTAATATTAGGTAACATCCCGTGGTACATGTATACTGATCCAGAATCATTACAAGCCTGGGCACCATTTTTCTCAGCACCAGAATTTGTTGCATTGGCAACAGTTGGAATGACTTGGGTAATATCAGAGCTTGACTACTTATTCAGAAGATGAGATAACACATGAAGCTTGAAACAATATTGTTTGAACAAGAATTAAATTCTATATTTATAGAAAATAGTATATTAGTAGAAAGTTCTCAATCAGACCTTAACAAGATCCTTTCCTCAAATGAAAATGTTGCCATCTTTCTAGCCGGTTCACCCAGGACTGGTAAAAGCACAATTATCAACAAATATATCAAACCTAAAGCAAGAAACGTAGTTGTTGTCGCTGTTGANGATATATCAATGAAGTTTACAGGTGACACAAACATCTATCACAAAGGGTCAACTACATTAGCTAGTAAGAGATTCGGAAATATAGTTGGTGATAAGAGAAAAGACCGTATTGTTGTAGTCTATGATGTTACAGGCAGTTCATATATGAAATACAGGTCAGTCATCAATGCGTCAAAGAAGAATGGCTACAAAGTTGTATTCCTTCATGCGTTCTCTCCATTAGAAACAACAGTAAAGAGAAATGAGAAAACTGATAGACAAGTAGAGCTAGATTATCTAAAGCATTCTTGGGAAAAGTCACAAAGCAGAATCAAGAAGTTCTGGAATCTATTTGACCCTGATCTTTACTTGATCATGTATAATTCGGATAATGTGAGTGCTTGGTATAGATACAATGGGAACAAGATAACTAAATAGAGAGTGTTGATGAATTTATTAGAATCGCTATTGCTTGAATTAGATAACAAAACTCAGATTAAAGAGAAGTTTATAGACTTTATAGAGAAAGCTGGTTATAAGCACTATGAAAGTAGTAGAATTGTTACTTACTTGCCAGGAGCTAGTGCAGCTAATCCTAATATAAGAGAAATAACGCTAAAGGACTACTCAAAAGGCACTGTTGCAAAAATATATTTCCATAACAAAGTGATTAGAGTTTTTCTTACTACTAATAACAAACTGAATAAAGCAAAAAAACTAGTTGCTCCAGGTGGAACTGGCATTCCAGAAGAACCAGAACCTGAAAAGCCTGTTAAGCAAGGTTATAAAAATGCAACGTTTGATAAGCAACTTATGAGTATGATGGTTGATTTTGATTTTGTGCCTTCACATACAGAACAAGGTAGAGTTGAAGTTTTCAAGCCAGGACCAAAGTATACTGGTAACCCTCAAGTTAGATACATCTCACTAAAGAAGTATGGTAAAGGAACTGTAGCTAAAGTGAGATTTATAAGTAACAAGATTATAAGAGTTCTTCTAAGTACAGCAAACAAAGTAGAAAAATTACGTGGTCTCCTTTCTCCAGAAGGAGTCAAAGGTGATTCAAAAACTAAGAAAGCTATATTAAGTAAAACTTCAACATCAGAACTAGGAATCCATTTGAAAAAGAAGGGCTCAGACAAATTTGCAATAGAATTTGCTGAGTATCTAGATGCTATTGGAACGTTTTATAAATCTACTCTTGTAACAAAAGGTGTTAGATTTGATTCTACTAATAAAAATTCTTCTGCATGCAGGATATCAATTTATGGAAACAACGTTCGTTTGTATCCTTTTTCTAATAGTGGGGGTATTGACACAAGTAACAAAGTTGATATGAAAGTAGTGTCGAATCTAAGTCTAGCTAAAGCTAAAAAAGCACTTCTTGATATGAAGAAGAAGCAAAAGAATGCAAAAAATAAAGAAATTGACGACTTATTCAAACCTCCTCCTATACCATCAATAAGTTCTAAAGCAACTAGTGAATCACCAGATGTTGCTGAGTTAATAGAAACTAAGATAAAGAAACAATGTAGTATTGCTTGGCAAGCATATGCAAAAGGCAAGGGATTAGTAAGAGGTGTTAGAGAAGGCATTAGTAAAGATTATGCATTTATAAAGCACCTAAATAAAAGGACACCAAAAGATAGCAAGAAGGAAATTGATGAATATGTAGAAGAATTTAGGAAAGACCATTTCCCAAACATTCCTTCCAGACAATATTCAGCATATGCATATTGTTTTAACAGCTCTAAAACACCTGCACAGCTTCCTGCATTTGGTAATTTATATGGAAGACCGCACTTAGTGTTTGCTGTAAATGGTACTACATATTTTCAAAGCAATAAGATTGATGATTTCTACCATTCACAACCTTATCAAGCTATTAGTAATTATGCTTCTGAAAAACAACGATATGAAAAAAATCCCGATCCTGAAAACGAGAAATATCTAACAAAAGATAAAGAAATAGCTGATTTTGCACTTTCCGGATATTTCAAAAACTCTAAAGATAGTCTACCAACTTTAGCTGTTAGTAAAAAAGAAGTCTTATTCAGTTACACAAAGGGATACTACATTATAGATGCAAGTTTTGCTGACCAAGTAATAGAAATTGCAAAACAATAGGAGAATCTTGATGAAACTAAGAGAAGTGAGTCACCCTGCAGCAAAGACGAACAACGAAAGAGATGCATTGAATGTTGATATGAGATTAAAAGCTGCAAGGGAGAGGAAAAATAAAGAGAAGAGAGCTAGATTCAAACATGAGATTACAAATACTGGGAATGTAGAAGACTTAACTATACAATATGTGAACGCTCTCAAGAACCAAAATGAACAAGAAGCTGAGGAGGCCAAGGGTTCAATAGCAATAAGACTTATGGGTATCGGCTGGGATAGACTAGATACTACTAGATTTGTTGATGATCTATCTGCTATTACAAATAACACAGAATTGTATTCTCTTTTATCAGCAAATGGTTTAGTTCAATCTGGTATAACAGAAGCTTCACCAATAGATAGAATAAAGTTGTATAAATTATCTGTCGGTATCCCTATGATTGACCAGAGCAACATAAAAGCTGAAGTAAAGAATTTAGAAAACTACATGAAAAGGAAGTACTTCAAAATTAATAGTGCTAAAGCGAAGGTGAATAGCTTTAATACTGGTACAGAAGAAGACAAGACTGTTGACATAGAAGTTGATATGCTTGTTCAAACAAAGTTCGAAAGAGATGACATATTTGATGTATTGGAACCTAGTTTTGAAGTATATTCAGTTGAAGAACTAGACCCAAAGACTAAGAAACCTATTGAATGAGAGAGACTGAAAATGAAACTAGATGAGGTGAGTTATGTTACCAGTAAGTAGAGTGAAAAGCTTAGTATCTGAAGGCATCATGAATAGCAACATTCTTGATATAAAATACAAAAAGAAAGATGGAGAAATAGTCAGACGAACTATTGAACCATATGAAGTTAGAACTGAGCAAGTTGTTGATGATTATGGCTTTTTAAAAAGTGTAACATTTGTATATGGATTTGATGTCTCTCCAGCTGTCAAATTTGAGCATAGACATATAAAACGTTGGATTATCGATCATTTTTTGTTCTTAAGAGTTCTGGAAAACAGGAAGTTTAAACCAAGAAGTTTCTAAACACAAAAAATATTCTAAAACAATCAAAGCCTTATGTAAATAAGATCTTTTTTTGTCATTAGTACTATATTTATATAGAATATTGTTATCATATATTATCGTTTGGGAACTCTCAATGACAGAACATCAGACTAGAGAATTCATAAAATGTAGGAAAGAGCCCATATACTTTCTAAGAGAGTATGGAACTGTTAGGCACCCTACAAAAGGATTGTTGAAATTTGATCTCTGGGATTTTCAAGAAGAATGTGTCACTCACTTTCTTAAGAACTCATATAATATAGTACTTAAAGCCAGACAGCTCGGGTTGTCTACGTTATGTGCTGGATATGCAGCATGGTTGATGACATTCTTTGACAACAAAGAAATCTATATATTGGCAACAAAAGGAACTGTAGCTACAAACTTAGTATCTAAAGTAAAAGTACTTTTTGACAACTTGCCTGATTGGTTGAAACCCTATAAGAACAAGCCAACTATTGACAATAGACAAAGTGTAGAGCTTTCAAATGGCTCAAAGATCCATGCATCTACTACTACTAGAGAAGCCGGTAGATCTGAATCGTTGAGTCTTTTAATTGTTGACGAAGCTGCGTTCATTAACGATATGGATGAAATATGGATAGCAGCTCAACCTACATTGTCTACTGGTGGTGATTGTGTTGTGCTGAGCACTCCTAATGGGATAGGAAATTGGTTCCATAAATTATATACTGAAGCTGAGCAAGGTAGTAAAATGCTTGTTGGTGGAAGATCTATATCATTCAATCCTATAAAACTTCATTGGTCTATGCATCCTGAAAGAGAAGAAAAATGGGCAGCATCAATGAGAAAAAGTATAGGATTGAGAGCGTTTGCACAAGAACATGATGCTGACTTCTTACAATCTGGTAGTAATGTTATAGACATGAATGATATATTCTGGTACAAAGAGAATCCTACGATATCAGAAGGCTTTGATGAGTCTGAATGTCCACATGAAAGAGAGCCCATTGAGAAATCAGGTTTTGATAAAAATCTCTGGATATGGAAATACCCTGATTATTCCAGACAGTATCTAATATCAGCTGATGTTGCTAGAGGTGATGGATCGGATTATTCAACATTTCACGTTATAGATGTAGAAGCATATGAGCAAGTTGCTGAGTACAAAGGTAAGATACCCACAGATGTTTTTGGTCATATGCTAGTACAAGTTGCTGTTCAATACAATAATGCGTTATTAGTTCCAGAAAATAACAATGTTGGTTGGGCAACAATACAGAAAATACTCGATCTTAATTATGGTAACTTATATTGGACAGACAAAGCTAGAAACTTTATTGACATCAATAAAACACAAGATATACATGATCCATATGACACTACAAAAAAGAATATGATACCAGGATTCAGTACAACATCAAGAACAAGACCTGTTATGATAGCTAGAATGGAAGAAGAAATTAGAAGTCATGATTTAATACTACATTCTACTAGACTACTTACTGAGTTCCATACATTTGTATTTAAAGAAAATGGTAAACCCGAACACATGGATGGCTATAACGATGATTTAATTCTAGCTTTAGCCATTGGCGTGTTTATAAGAGGAACGATGCTTAGGATGTATCAAGTTGGTAATGAGATACAGAAGGGACTTATTGATAACATGTCTTTCAGTCATCATCCTTACGAATTTGGTATAATAAAACCTAAAGCTGAAAAAGCTATACCGAAAGAACTTACTTTGAAAGTTGGAGATAGCAATGAAGATCTTCTTTGGCTAATAAGAGGATGAACTGGAGAGAATAACACAATGATCACAAAGATTGTTCAATCAGTGTTGTTGATGAAATTAGAAAATGAGTCAAATAAACATAGATCAAATGGTTCTTTGAAGAAAATTGAAGAACTCACGAATAGAATAGAAAAAAATCGAATACTATTTGAAACAATCTTTGAGATGTTGCCAGTTGCAGTTTGGGTTGTTTGCCCTGAAAAAGAGAGTATAATAATATACAATAGAAAAGCATATGAAACACTTGGTTATACAGATGAAGAGTTTTATCGTATGAAAACAAGTGATATAGACGTTTTGAAAGACGAAAAACAAGTTAAAGACCATATTAAAAAAGTAAAAGAAAATAAATATGATGAATTTGAAACTAAGCATGTAAAGAAAGATGGGAGTATCATACTTGCAATTGTTAAAACTAGTTTTGTAGAATTTGAGGACAAAGGAATTATATGCACTGTTATTGACTACAGGATAGGGGATTGATGATGCCAGAAGAAAATGAGAGTTGGGACAGTTATCAAAAACTTGTATTGGCAGAGCTAAGAAGACTAGACAATTGGTGCACAGTAATAGATGGTAAAACTAATGAGATTTTAATTGAAGTTGCAACTTTAAAAACTAAGTCTGCTTTCTGGGGTGGTGCAGCTGGTTTAATATTTGCTGCTATAGCTACTGGAGTGGCAACTCATTTCATGAAATAAGGAATAATAAATGGCTGATAAGTTTGAAGTGCTGAAAAAATTGCTCACAGGTAAGAGAGCACAAGCAAAGACTCCTAGTGAAAGACCTGGGATGAGAGCGCAAAAGAGAGCTTTTGACACTTTTGCTAGAGCTGCTTCGTCATTGTATACACAAGCATTACAGGGTGCTGCAGAAAGAAGTGAAAGAGTTAGAGACTATGAAGAGATGGATCAATCACCTGAGATCTCTAAAGCTCTTGATATCTACTCTGATGACTCAACTACATATTCAGAAGAAGGCGACGTTATTGATATCGTTTCTGATGACGAAAGAATAACGCAAGAACTAGAAGAACTCTATTATGACAGGTTAGATATAGAGTTCTATATTTGGAACTGGGTTAGGAATATGTGTAAATATGGTGATCATTTCAACTTGTTAGACATTGTTGAAAGAGAGGGTGTTCTTGGTGCTATATCACTTCCTGTTTTAGAGATTGAAAGAGAAGAAGGCTTCGATGGTGATCCCAACTCATTGAGATTTAGATGGACACAACAGGGAAACACAAGGTTTGAGAACTATCAGATATCCCATATGAGAATCCTTGGTGATGACAAGTTCTTGCCTTATGGACGCTCTGTTCTAGATCCTGCAAGAAGAATTTGGAAACAGCTTCAAATGGCTGAAGATGCAATGCTCATCTATCGTATGACTAGAGCTCCTGAAAGAAGGGTGTTCAAGATAGATGTTGCAAATATCCCTCCCAATCAAGTAGAAACTTATATGATAAATGCTAGAGACAAGTTAAAGAGATCTCCTCTTATAACTGAGTCTACTGGACAAATCGATCTTAGATTTAATCCTATGAGTATCGATGAAGACTTCTTCTTACCTGTTAGAGGTGATAGAGGTTCTGATATTGAAACGTTGCCTGGTGGAACTAATCAAGGTGACATTGAAGATGTGGAATACTTGCAGCAGAAGATGTTCATTGCTCTTGGTGTTCCGAAGAGCTATCTTCAAAGTGAAGAAGATTTGTCAGGTAAATCTACTCTTGCACAAGAGGATATAAAATTTGCTAGAACAATTCAAAGAATACAAAAGATTGTAGTTTCTGAATTAGCAAAGATTGGTTTGATCCATCTATTCTTAAGAGGATTTGATAAAGAAAAGATCTATGATTTCGATCTTAAACTTACAAACCCTTCGACAGTAATGGAAATGATGCAGTTAGAGTTGCTAGATAAGAGATTTGCTGTTGCATCACAAATGGCTGAAACCAACTTGGTGTCAGATCTTTACGTACAAAGGAAAGTTCTACAGTTATCTGACCATGAGATTAATGATGTCAATAACAGGTTGTTTGACGAGGCTAGAAAGAAATTTATATTATCTTCATTGGAAAATGAAGGAGCTGAAGCACCTGCAGATTCTGAAGGTGGGAACCCATTTGGAAATAACGATGATGACGATGAAGAAGAGACTGAGAGCTTTGAAGACAAGTTCGGACCTCATCCAGGTAAGATACCTGATCCTACAGGAACTAAAGATTTGCCAGGTGTACCAAATTTGGTAACTGACAAAGAGAACTTCGATGATGGATTTAGAAAGAAAAAGAGAAAGAGAAGAGATCCTTTTGCTAGAGGTATAACAAGTGCATTAAAATATGATGCTGAAATTGTAGGAATTTTGGAAAACTTAGATCTTAAAAAAGAAAAAGCGGATAATTAATATTCAAACAACTTATTTATATTTATAAAGCGGGTTGGATGTGACAAACAATTGTTTAAGGGAGTTAAAAAATGCGTCATAACAAGATACGTAACCCCGGAATAATCCTTGAGCTACTCAATAAGAAGATATCTTCTTGTATAGCTATAGGAAATATTGATGAGGGGAAAAGTTTGTTTAATTTAATGAGGAAGTATTTCCTATCTAAATCAGGTTATATAAGAGAAGTATATGATAGAATATATTCTCCTATACTATATGGAGAGACAAGGAATCATTATTATGCAGGCAATTTCCTTGGATATATCATGGAAGAGTATGTTAACATTGATGAAGAAGACTTGAACAGAGAAATAAACAAATTGATTGCTGATATCGATAAGGTTACTAATAGAAAGAAATTGTTTAATGAAAAAATTGATAATTATAAACTCCATGCTAGTATAAAGTGCTTAGGCGATCATTTGAAGAAAGATATTGGTTTAACTCCCAAAGATAGGCTTCAATGCGAAAACATAATAATGGAGCATCTGAATGACAATCAAGAAGTAAAGAAGTTGAATGAGAGTCATAAAGTTTTAAAGACAATTAAGACTAAAGATGAGATAGCAGAACAAAATC